CAAGTATTGACTATCACACAACTTTGTGGTAAAATGGACTCAGTTATCGAGAAACTGGTGGACAACCACGACCGCATGGTCAACCAAATATACAACGATATGGAAAAAAGAAAAGCCGACACTAACACTGATATCAAAGAGTTGCACTCTAGAATTACAACTATCAGCAGAGAAGTTGCGGATAAAGTTGAGTTGACTGAGCGTAGAATTATGGAAGAGATTAAATCTCTCCGTGAAGATATCGCAGAACACAATAAAAAAGAAGATGATGACTTGAAGAAAATTCTTCAATGGAAATGGATGGTAGCTGGTGGCGTAGTTGTTTTAGCATGGGTAATCTCTAACGTTAACCTAAACGCACTATCAAAGCTATTTAACTGATTGACTTCCTATAGGATGTACGCTATAATGTACATTCGATAGGCTTTTTGTATATAATGAGAAAATATGAGCATTTGGATTGACCAAAAGTACATTGGTACACTCTCTGTCCGTCTGGACAAATTCGTTCGCAAGGGCGATTACACCTATAACTTCAGATGCCCTATCTGTGGTGACTCCCAAACAAATAGAACTAAAGCACGTGGATACATCTTTGCGAAAAAAGGTGGACTATTCTACAAGTGCCACAACTGTTCCGTTAGCATTTCGCTGGGCAATCTAATTAAAGCCGTTGATCCTAATCTGTACAAAGAGTATTGTTTAGAGCGATACAAAGAAGGTGATACAGGAAATCGTGGTCATAAGTCACATGGATTTGTTTTTAAGCCTGTGCTTTTTGGTAGCAATAAGACAGATAACTTCAAAGGTGTATTGACACCACTAATTAAACTTGATGAAAAACATGAAGCTGTCGTTTACGCACGTTCTAGAAAAGTGCCAAATGATAAATTAAAGACACTATATTATGTTGAAGATGTTCAGAAGTTAAAAGTCTTTTCTCCAGAATATGAAGAGAAGATTGTGACGAATGAACCTAGAATCGTATTGCCATTTCAAGATAAAGACGATGAACTTGTGGGCTTAACTGCACGTGCAATTCGTGGAGAGAAGTTAAGATATCTTGTTATGAAAATAAAAGAAGATTCGCCCATGATTTACAACATGAACGGGATAGATACATCACAGACTATTTTTGTTACTGAAGGTCCAATCGATAGTTTGTTTTTGCCTAATGCAGTCGCTGTAGGCAATTCGAATTTAAAATATGCATTAGACTATTTGCCGAAAGACAAGTTAGTACTAATTTACGATAATGAACCTAGAAACAAAGAAATTGTGAGAGAGATTGGCGATGCAATTAACGCAAATGCAAATGTTGTGATTTGGCCAAAATCATATCAAGAAAAAGATATCAACGATATGATACTAGCTGGAAAAACACAGGATGAAATACTCAATACAATAAATAAAAATACTTTTCGTGGCGCTAAAGCACTACTTGAATTTAACATATGGAAGATGAGATGAACATAAAATTAATTAGCTATTCACAACAAGCGATTGATCCGAGTAAACAAGATGAATTTGAGTTTGACTTACCTAACTTACAAGACCTTGTAGCATACTGTGCAAGAGTTTCAAATCCATCAAATCAATCCAATAGCGAAACGTCTGAGAAACTTATTAAGTATCTCATTAAGCATAAGCATTGGTCGCCACTTGAAATGGTATCAGCGTGTATTGAAGTTGAAACAACTAGAGACATTGCGAGACAACTGTTGAGACATAGAAGTTTTTCGTTCCAAGAATTTAGTCAGCGATATGCAGACCCAACAAAGGAACTTGATTTTGTTATTAGAGAAGCTAGACTGCAAGATAATAAAAATAGGCAGAATAGTATAAAGACAGAAAATGTTGAGTTACAAACCCGTTGGGCATTAATGCAACAGCGAGTAATTGACGAATCAAAATATGTTTATAATTGGGCGATTGAAAATGGTATCGCAAAAGAACAAGCAAGAGCAGTATTGCCAGAAGGTAATACAGTATCAAGACTTTATGTGAATGGTACCCTTAGATCGTGGATTCATTATATTGATTTGAGAGATGGTAATGGAACACAAGAAGAACACGCAGAGATTGCAAGAGCATGTGCGAATGTAATTGCAAAAGTATTTCCAATAATTAAAAGTATACGAGAAGGAACCTGAATGACAACTGATATTGTAATCGACTATAGTAGAGATTCACTATTCGATGAGTTAGGCATTAAACGATTAAAAGAAAGTTATATGCGAGAGGATGAAACTTCTCCACAAGAAAGATTTGCTTATGTATCAAAAGCGTTTGGCTCCAATCCAAAACATGCACAGCGATTATATGAATATAGCAGTAAGCATTGGTTGTCTTATTCTACTCCCATTCTTTCTTTTGGTCGTTCTAAGCGTGGTTTGCCTATATCATGTTTCTTGCCTTATCTACACGATAGCGCAGAGGGGCTTGTCGATTGTCTCGCTGAAGTCAATTGGTTATCGATGTTGGGCGGTGGTGTCGGCATCGGTGTCGGCATTCGCAGTTCGGATGATAAATCGGTTGGAGTCATGCCCCACCTTCGCACGTATGACGCATCATCTCTCGCTTACAGACAAGGTAGGACTCGCCGTGGTTCCTACGCTACTTATCTTGATATATCTCATCCTGATATTCTTCTATTTCTTGAAATGAGAAAGCCAACTGGCGACCCCAATCTACGTACATTGAATTTGCATCATGGCATTAATATTCCAGATTCATTCATGCAAATCATTGAACGATGTATGCAGGATAAAGATGCAGATGATTCTTGGGAATTAAAAGACCCACATAGTAATGAAGTTCGTGAAGTTGTTTCTGCTAAAGACTTGTGGCAACGTGTGCTTGACATTCGTATGCAAACTGGTGAACCATATCTACATTTCATTGACGCAAGCAATCGTGCTATGCCACAGTTTCAAAAAGATTTGGGACTAAGTATCAAACAGAGTAATCTTTGTTCTGAAATTATTTTGCCTACAGATAAAGATAGAACAGCAGTATGTTGTTTGTCTTCAGTTAATTTGGAGTACTTTGATGAGTGGAAGAATGATTCTTTATTCCTTGCTGATATTGCTGAAATGCTTGACAATGTTCTTCAGTATTTTATCGATAATGCTCCTGCCGCCGTTGAACGTGCAAGGTTCTCTGCCATACGTGAGCGCAGTATTGGCATCGGTGCTCTTGGGTTTCATGCTTATCTACAACGAAATAACGTACCATTCGAATCAGCACTCGCAGTCGGAAGAAACAAACAAATCTTTAAACACATCAGGGATCAATTAAATGTGGCGAATCTTAAATTGGGTAAAGAGCGAGGTGAGGCTCTTGATGCTGTTGGCACTGGTCAACGTTTCAGTCATCTTATGGCTGTTGCTCCAAATGCTTCTTCGTCTATCATCATGGGAAATACTAGCCCTAGTATCGAACCTTATCGTGCTAATGCTTATCGTCAGGACACTCTATCGGGCTCATCTCTAGCCAAAAACAAATGGCTTGACAGAATCATCAAAAGTGTAGTAAAATCAGATGATGAATATCAGACAGTTTGGTCTAGCATTATCGCAAATGATGGTAGTGTACAGCACTTAGATATTCTTGATGATTGGACTAAAGATGTATTCAAGACTTCTATGGAGATCGACCAACGTTGGTTAGTCAATCATGCCGCAGATAGACAAGAGTATATTGACCAAGCACAATCATTGAATCTATTCTTCCGCCCTGATGTGAACATTATGTATCTACACGCAGTACACTTTCAAGCATGGAAGCAAGGACTCAAAACATTGTACTACTGCCGTTCAGAGAAGATTGGTAAAGCAGATAAAGTTTCAAAACGTATTGAACGTGAAGTAATTAAAGAACTCGACATGAAAGCACTTATTGATGGTGATGCATGTCTCGCATGTGAAGGATAAAAAATGAAAGTACTTAGATTTACAGCGTCATGGTGTCAGCCATGTAAGATGTTAGCGAAAACATTAGAAGATGTTGAAACTTTAATTCCAATTGAAGTTATTGATATCGATGAGAATCGAGAACTTGCAACGAACTATGGCATTCGTGGTGTTCCCACATTAGTCATGTTAGATGGTGACATTGAAGTTAAGAGATTCTCTGGTGTGAAAATGAAAAATGAATTGAGTGAGTGGCTAAAAGTATAATATGTTCGGCACTTTAGAAATTTTTTTATTAGTTTTCTTTCTGTGGATTATAGTTGTCAATACGATTAACCGCTACAGAGGTGAAGTGGATAAAATTGTAGAGAAAAAAATCGAACAAGAAAGAACAGAAGTAGTTGTGTGTCGTAGCGAATGTATCGACAATCAGATTTATGTTTGGGATATCAGAGACAACTCTTTTATCGCACAAGGCAAATCTGTTGAAGATATCATTGAGTTATTCATACATAAGTATCCAAACACAAGCATGAGATTTGACGTAAAAGAAAAATGAAAACAAAAACAAACCTAACCACTAGCAGAGATTCATTCAAGCCATTCAACTATCCATGGGCATATGACGCATGGCTAAAACACGAACAGAGTCATTGGCTTCATACTGAAGTTCCGATGGCAGAGGACGTGAAAGATTGGAAGAAAAAATTAACTGACGAAGAAAAACATTTTCTCACAAACATTTTTAGATTCTTCACGCAAGGCGACATTGATGTTGCTGGTGGCTATGTTAAAAATTATCTACCATACTTTCAACAACCAGAAGTACGCATGATGTTGTTGGGCTTTGCCGCACGTGAAGCATTGCACGTAGCCGCATACTCACACTTGATTGAAACGTTAGGTCTTCCAGACACAACCTATAACGAATTCTTATCATATCAAGAGATGAAAGACAAACACGATTATGTGTTAGATATCTCTAGTAAGAATGGCGATGCGGCTTCAACTGCTACACATATTGCGGTATTCTCAGCATTCACAGAAGGTATGCAATTATTCTCATCATTCATCATGCTGTTAAACTTTCCACGCACAGGCAAGATGAAAGGCATGGGACAGATTGTCACGTGGTCTATTGTTGATGAGACTCAACATTGTGAGGGTATGATTAAGTTATTCAGAACGTACATACAAGAGAATCCTGAGATTTGGAATGACGAACTTAAGTCTAAGATTTATACGATTGCGGAGAAGATGGTAGAACTAGAAGATAAATTTATTGACTTGTCATTCTCTATGGGTTCTATGGAAGGTTTGACTTCCGAAGAAGTTAAGAAATATATTCGATACATTGCAGACAGACGTTTGATTAGTCTTGGACTTAAAGGTATTTTTAAAGTTAAACGAAATCCATTACCATGGGTTGAGGAAATGATTAATGCGCCAACGCATACCAATTTCTTTGAGAACCGTGCTACTGATTACGCAAAGGGTGCCACTAAAGGTGATTGGGCTGATGTTTGGGGCAAGGCCGCATGATAAATAGAACATGCAAATAGCAAAAACACTTTTTAGGAGATAAAAATGGCAACCGTAACAAAATATCACTTAACAATTACTCAAACGAGACCAGATACCGACATTAAATGGTTTGATAGAGAAGTTGATGACGAATGGATTAGCGCATGGAAAGCATTCAATTTTTATGATGTAGAAACGACAATAGAGCCGCTTGGCCAAGATGCATACACAACACTCATTGCACACGCAAAAATTTCTGCAATTTTTCCTGAAACGATCTCAAGTGACAGACTAATAAAAACACGTAAGTATTCTTATATACCTGAGGATGTTTATAATGAATTTATTGCTTTATTGAATGATGATGAATCAGGTCTTTCTGCTGAAAGAAGATATGATGAGGCTAATGGAATTACATACGAACTTGCTAATGAAACTGAAGTGCAAGATTTTGAAGAAGAAACTGCTTAACGTATAGTATACATGAACTACTTAAAATACACATTTTGCCTTGCATTGATTATCGCAGGATTTACATTTTCTGCATTGAATGCACACGCACAAGGAAAACAAAAACCAGGAGTTGTTTATGACGCTAATATTACTAGGGTTATCGATGGGGATACTGTTGCGTTTGAAGCGGCATGGTTACCAGACCCACTTAAAAAAGAATTAAGTATTCGTGTCTTTGGTGTTGACACACCAGAAAAAGGACACAGAGCGCAATGCCCACAAGAAGATGCAAGAGGGCAAGCCGCAACTAAATTCACAAAAGAAATGATTACCGCAAGTCAAAAGCGTCAAGTTGTTCTAATGGATTGGGACAAGTATGGCGGCCGTGTTCTCGGTGATGTTATTCTCAACGGACAAAGTTTACGCATGATGCTAATCTCTAAAGGCTATGCTAGAGAGTACTACGGAGAAGCCAAGACTTCTTGGTGTAACTGATTGACGCATGTGGAGATTATGGGCAAAGGCACTAGGAGAAAAATCTAGTGCCTGTGATAAAGAATCGGACAAAGTTGCAATCATCAGAACAGCTATTGTGCTTTGCTATATAATAACGAATCTGTTTATTGTAGCAGGCGTTATAAGGCATTGGTAAAAAGATATGAGTTTTTTAGTAGCAAACATCCCAAGAGTTAGATGTTATATAAGAAAAGAATTTCTTTATAATTTCGAAAAAGGATTTGGTGAATACGTACCTTGCATTTGGGTATCAATCAAATCAATGAGCCGTAGAGCATTCTTCATTGAATCGTATTTGCCTGAGTATGGAGCATTGTACGATAAACTTCCATTAGAAGCGTATGTGAGCAGAAATCACAATTTAGATAGAGATAAATTTTTACCTCTAGATCATTTGCAAATATGGGACTGTTTATCGTATGACATTGCCGTGATACAAAAATCATTTCTAATGAATCTGAGTGGCAAATTTTACGCTAAAGATAAACAATGGTATCCAGGAAACTACATGTTTACTGTTGACAATTGTGCGTCAGATGAATATCTAGATATGGGCGATAGCGAAAATCCAGAAGACCATAAATCATACAATTTCTTAGAACTCGACAATGGTCAGTATGCGGCACAGCCAAACAATCGCTGTATATTTAATGATGCGGCAAGCAACCCTAAACAACTATTATTTCCAGACTTTAAAGTCTGCACTAAAAAATATATTGTAGAGCAAAATCCAAAATGGGCAATTGGTGATGCTGATACAGTAATGTACGAATAAGGAGATTTATGTCAAAGTATAAGATATTTTGTGACTCATGCGAAGCAGAGTATACTGTCACACCAGTTGCAGGAGATACTCATAACGAGCCAGTTCATTGTTCTTATTGCGGATCAGAACTAACAGATGAAAATGTTGGTACGCACGAAGAAGACGATATCGATGAAGAATGGGAAAAGTTACTTGAAGAAGATATTGATGATTGGAAATTAGAAGAAGACGATAAATGATTGTAGCAGGCGTAGACTATTCATTAACTTCACCTGCAATGTGTTTATTTGATACTGATGACGGAGAATTTACTTTTGATAAATGTCATTTTTATTTTCTAACTCAATTGAGAAAATATGATGTTCAGTTTAAAAACATAACAGGTAAGTATTTCGAACATGAAGGTTTAAGTGATGTACTCAGATACGATGGCATATCAAATTTCTTCATAGACAGATTGTTAGAACGAGACAAAGACGCACATGTATTCTTAGAAGGATACTCCATGGGGTCTAAGGGCAGAGTTTTTAACATTGCAGAAAACGCAGGCATTCTAAAGTATAGATTATGGTTGTTTGCCGTAGAATGCACAGAAGTTCCACCTACCGTAATTAAAAAATACGCTACAGGTAAAGGTAATGCGAATAAAGAAAGAATGCAAGAAGTTTTTGAAGAAGTGCATGATATTCGATTGAAAGAAGAACTACATATGACAGAGAAACAATGGAACCCTTCTTCCGACTTGATAGATGCATATTGGATATGCAAATATGGAGTTGATAAGTTGACAACAGAAACAAAATAGAGTATACTCTATAATAATGTAGAAAGTGAGTAATAATGGAAGAAGAAAAAATCAGTTCTTTGCTTGGCTTAGATGACTCTAAGAAGCCTAGACAACCAAAACCCCTAGGACATTTATACACGTTCTACTTGTGTGGAGAGATAACTACGCCTGACGATTACGTTGACTGGTTTGAGACTATCAGGAATGCATCCGAGACTGATATCATCAAAATTCACATCAATTCGCCAGGTGGCAATCTATTCACCGCAGTACAACTAATGCGTGTCATGGCAGAATCTAGCGCAAGAATTCTAGCGTCCGTTGAAGGCGCATGTATGTCAGCCGCAACGATGGTGTTCTTAGCCGCAGATGGTTTCGAAATCTCAGAAAATTCTATGTTCATGTTCCACAACTACTCTGGCGGAACAATTGGCAAAGGTGGTGAGATGTATGATAATATCATGTACGAACGCAAGTGGTCAGATAAATTCATGCGTAGTGTATACGATGGATTCTTAACTGACATAGAAATTAAATCTATGCTTGAGAATAAGGATATTTGGATGGAGCCAGAAGAAGTCTTTAGAAGACTGAATAAACGTGGCGCACCCGATGAAAAGCCAAAACGCAGAAAGCCTACAGCTAAACCCGTTCCAGCTAAACCTGTGAGAAAACAAAATGTTAAAAACCCTAGAGCAACAAAGTGAAAGTCTATTTCTAGTATCATCTGCAATACACACTAAGCATGGAGTCTATTCTCCACAGCAACGTTTAGAACAAACAATCGAAACTCTCAAATCTATTAAAGATAGATGCGATGCTGACATTGTTATTCTAGACGGCGGTGATGTTATTCCAACAGAAGACGAACAAGCACAACTAACAAAGTACGCTAGAGCGATTGTTAGTTTCTCTGACGCACCAAGCGTCATGCAAGTTCTTGCAGTACCAAATCAAGACATTGTAAAGAATATGGCTGAGATAATCATATTCGGTACGATATTTCAAGAGATGGAAACAAACAAAGACTACGAAAAATACAAACGTATTTTCAAGATGAGTGGGCGATATGTTTTGAATGATGGGTTTGATTATCAGACACACTTGAATGCTAAAAACAAAATCATCATTCGTGGACCATTCACTAGTCAATTTACTTCCGCAGTAACTGGTGGTGTCATTTTTCAGTACATGAGTAGACTGTGGAGTTTTGATGCGAATATGCTTCCATACATCACACAATGCTACAGAAACATGTTTGCTGATATTAATTCAGTTCTAAGTCAAGGCGGTTACATTGACATTGAACATTTATTATTCGCACATTTAAATGCCGATCATATTCAACGAATTAAAAAGATTGGCATTGAGGGCAATATTGCACCAAGTGGTGCTGGAGTATCAGAATGAATTTTAAAGTATTTCAGATTTGCTTTGAAGAAAGTCAATTGTCGCAAGTAGACTCTTTGCTTACGCCATTTGATAATACAAAAAATGAACGACCTGAGTTAAGAGAGTTTCATTCTTTCAATCGTATCATTGACGAAGGCTTTGCAGATGACTTAGATGCATGGGGCGTATTCGGTCCACGTTGGCAAGAGAAAATGCGTCACCCATCAAAAGTTATCATTGATGCAGTTAATGAAAATCCTGATGCTGATGTTTGGGTATTCAATCACGCTAGAATTCAAAGTGCATTGACATACAATGTATGGGAACAAGGCGAATACTTTCACCGTGGCATTCGTGAAGTTGTATCGGCTGCCTTTGATGCTGGTGGGTATGATAAGAATTCGTTAGAATATGTTATGACAGATTCGACTTGCTTTTGCAGTTACTTTGTCGCAAAGAAATCATTCTGGCTAGACTATATTGCATTCGTTAAAGATATCAAAGAAAAACTTGAAGGCTTGACTGGACGGCAAGCAGAGTTGTATCATGGTAGTGCAAACTACGGAAGAGATCCAAATCTAAATCTCTTTCCATTTATTGTAGAACGCCTCTTCTCTACGTTTCTACACATGAACAAAAAATACAAAGTCTACAGCAGACCAAATGACTATTCAGTTTATTACGATCAAATCAAAGACTTTTCTAAAGTTATCGAATCGTTATACGAATTGAAGAAAATGACAATGACACAAGATTCTTCTGAGTTGTTTCATCACTGGAACACATTGAGACTATATTTCGCAAAGACACATCCAGAACTATTTAACTTGGATTAGTATTATGTTTATTGATTTGTTTCGACCTACTATAGAATGGATTAAAGATGACTGGAATTCTAATCACTTTCGTTTTTGCATTGAGTTGCTTGCTTGGGGTATTTCTATTGGCTGTTCGATTGCCATGGCTTTTACTGTGCCTAACCCACCCCTACTTACTCTATACCCTATATGGATTATCGGCTGTAGTCTCTATGCTTGGGCTAGTTATACTCGGAAATCATTTGGGATGCTTGCTAACTACGTATTGCTGACAACAATCGATTCGGTAGGATTGATTCGTATGCTTGCCGCTTGACTTCCCATCACACTTGAGTTACAATATTAATATGAACTTGAGGAGCAATCATGGCAAATAAAACTTGGACAATATCATTGGAAGAAGACCCCGAAACTGGTGAGTTGATTCTTCCATTGAATGATGATATACTAGCAGAAACTGGTTGGAAACCTGGTGATGCTATTGATTGGACTGACAATAAAGATGGAAGCTGGACTATGAAAAAGATTGAAACACAATGGGTGCTTGTCGAAGCAATCTCTACATTCCGTGAACGTTATATGGTAGAAGTGCCTGTTGGTGTTGATAAGTTTGGTAAAGACAAAACATTATGGGCACTTGATACTGTTACTATGGGAGAAGCAAAAGAGTTTAGCCAAGAACATCTTGGTGAAACAATCGTGTCGCATCGTGTGATTAGCAAAGATGATGCACTGGCGTTGTGTGATAAAGACAATGACTATGCAAAGAATTGGAGCGATGAAATCAAAATGAATACATTCTTCACTAAGATAGAAGAACACATTCGGGAGAATAACTATGACGCTACCTGATGAAAGATATCGTGCATTACGTTGTGGGCACCAAATGCTTTTAGATTTGTTGAACCCTAAAATAACGCCTAAGGTGCCTAAATACATACGTCAACGTGCATCAAGCATTTTGAGACACTATCCAGACTCACATCATTTTACAAAAATTGTAGAAAGATTGCCTGAAGATTTTTCCGTCACCAATCAATTTGTGAGATTGACAGATGAAAATAAAAACTGAAAATAGAATTATATATTTTTTGAAAGAGTTATTGGATCCAGAAGGTTTTGGATATGCAGTAACTTTTGAAGTACGTGAAGAAGCTAAACAACTTTTAATTATGATAGAGAGTGATATAAATGAGCAAGATTCAGCAATTCGGCAGACCGTTTGAAACGTTTGACCCAAGCAACAAGAAACATCGAAAGATTTTTCACGAGGCTTTGAGATATCGAACATGGGGACGTTCACCCATTTGTTTTTGGAATGAAGAATCCTCTTCTGGCTCTAATAGTTTGATGGATCAATGTATTAAAGCGATGGGCAAGTATTACATGGAACGTGAATTTGGTCCGTTGATTGACGATCTTCCGTTTGAAGCTAATACAAATATTAGAACTAGACCAAACCCTAAAATATACGAAAGCGCAAGATGAAAATATACATCGGACCTTATAAGAATTGGGTCGGACCATATCAAATTGCTGAAGCACTCTGCTTTTGGGCGAAGCCTGTAAAGGACGAATATGATATGGAAAGCAAACCTAAGTGGGTGCATGACTTTGGCACTTGGCTTTCTCATGGCACTACAAAAGAAGAGATTGTAGAATCAAAGAACGCACCAGAAACTTGGCTGTTGAAACTGTGTCAATGGATTGAATCTAAGCGTAATCGTGTGTCTTACATCAAGATTGACAAGTATGATACATGGTCGATGGATCACACACTCGCAATGATTGTCTTGCCTATGTTGAAACAATTGCAAGCGACAAAGCATGGTGCTCCTAATGTTGATGATGAAGATGTGCCAGAAGAATTGAAGTCAACTTCAGCGCCAGCAAAAGAGAATGAATACGATACTGACGGAAATCATTTTAAACGTTGGGATTGGGTACTTGATGAAATGATTTTCGCATTCAATTGTAAACTTGATGATTCATGGGAAGAAGCGTTTCGTTCCGGTGAACATGAGTTGATTTGGAAACCTGTTGATAAAGATGGCAATGAAGTTCCCAAGAAAGATGCTAAGTTGTTTCGAATGGAACATGGTCCTAACGACACATACAAGTGTGACTATGAAGGCATGAAAGTTGTCGAAACACGAATTCAAAACGGATTCCGTCTGTTCGGTAAATACTATCAAGCACTTTGGGATTAAGTCTATGCTAAATACTCCTATGACAATCATAGGAGATAGCGATGGACTTTTTCACCGAAAATGCGGTACGACAATTAATACCTAGAGTAAAAAACTTTGACGAGTGGTACAAAAACCTTTCTGAAATTCTACCCGAATACGATATAGATACACCAGAAAGAGTTGCCGCTTTCATGGCACAATGTGGACATGAATCTGCTGGATTTACCGCAATGCAAGAAAATTTAAACTATGGTGCTAAGGGATTGCGTAGTCTGTTTGCTAAATACTTTCCTACAGACGCATTAGCATTACAATATGAACGCAAGCCAGAAATGATTGCGAATCGTATCTATGCAAATCGTATGGGAAATGGACCTGAAGAGTCTGGAGATGGTTGGAGATATCGTGGTCGTGGAATTATTCAAATTACAGGAAAGAATAATTATACGAAATGTACTCAACAGTTGTTTGAGAACAATACACTAATCGAAAATCCGGATTGGCTTATAGATGTTGAATATGCTATTCACTCTGCTTGCTGGTTCTGGTCTGCTACAAGGTTAAACGAGTTAGCCGATATTCGTGATTTGAAGACAATGACAAAACGCATTAATGGCGGATACATTGGGCTTGAAGATCGCATTAAACATTATGAACATGCTGTTCACATTTTAGGACATTAAGGAGAAATCATGGAAATTATTATTGCATTAGCTATTTTTGGTGTACTTGCATACGCATGGTATGTAAATGCAAATCAAAAGCCAAGTAAACCTGTTGATTTGGTTCAGCCGAATCCTGTTGCAGATGTTGCAGAAAAGAACATCAAAGAAACAACAGAAGCTGTTATCGCTAAAGTTGAAGTTGAGCCAACACCAGTTGCAGAATCAAAGCCTGAAGTGAAAGAAACACCTTGGATTGAAAAGCAACCAACACCTATCGCTAAAACTAATAAGCCTAGACAGCAATCTGCTAAGGCTGTTCCTGCACCTAAGAAGAGAAAGCCTGCGGCTAAGAGTTAAGGTCTTAAGTCAATTCGAAACGCAAGTCCAGTAATACCACTTCTGGACTTGCCACGAACATCAAACTTAACTTTACTCTTTACACTCTCAACATATTTTTTGTCGATGATGTAAAAACCTTTGGGGCTGATAATGCTATCTGCAACAGCCCCTTTGTATTGGGCTAAAGATAGTTCTCCTGTCATTGCTTCATAGAGTAGCGCAGTCGCATATTCTTTATCAGAGTTAATATACTTCAACAAGGACTCCATCAGGAGTTCTTTGTTTTGTGACATCCAGTATTCATAACTCTTGTCTTTGATAATCTTCCCACCTTTGATAAACTCATTGATAACTTTCTCTGAAGCCTCATCAAGAATTCTTTTCTTGTTAGATTCGGATAAAAGTCGTGTGGGCATTGTCTTCAACTCTTTGATGATAGAGAGTAGAACTTTACTCTTTGACGCACCAGGAACTTGCTTTGCGGCAGCCTCAAATAATTCAGCAGTAGACGAACCTTGTCCTGATGCTAATTGAACACCACCAGCCATCTTAACAGAAACAGAATACACCTTTGTTCCTATCTTTAGCACAAGGTCTGTTTTCGGTTCTGGTTTTGCCGAGATAGCAACACCAAACGGATTTGATGCATCGTCAGAATGCCATGCTTCAACTTTCTTAGAACCAGCAAACTTATAGATGTGTGTAATGCATTGTTCTGCTTGGGCTAAAATATTAGCCGAGAGTGGGCGTGAATGCTTTTTAATCTTGTTATTTTTGATTTGAATTTTCTCGGCAATTGCCCATTCTAAATCTACACCTTCTGATGCCGCCATAATTATTCCTTAATTAATTAGCTAATGGATTGTCCAATGCTTTTTTGATTTTGTTATCTACTTCAACTCTCAATGCTCTAACTTCAGCTTGAGTTTCTTTTTGATTCTTTACTAACTCTCTGTTGATATCTTTTAATGTAGCATCAACATCACGCTTGATTTCTTTTACTGTGCCGTCAACATCACGTTTGATTTCTTTCATGCTAGAGTCAGTTAAACGTTGGTCTGTCTTACTAGAACGTTCAATGTTTTCAACAACACCCTCTAATCTACGAACATCACCTTTCAAATCTATCTTGATTGTATCAGTATATTCAACCATTTTACTGGTGTTAGCATCTAGCACTTCAATCTTCTTATATATCTCTGTTAAGTCCGGAGACACATACTTAGCAATTTTATCTTTCATGCCTTGATAGTCTTTGTAGACTTCAAATGCGCCATACAAACCACCAAGTAATGATGATGCTAAAGTGAACGCAACCATCAACTTAGCTGGTGTGAATTCATACCCACCAATACTGATAACTGTATCTTTACTTGCATACTTCTTAACTGCCGCTTCCGCTTCGTCAATCTTAGCGTTTACGTTTTTAATTTCTTCTGCCATTTTTCTTCCTTATTTATATTGTTGATTGACCATTTCTTGGTGTAGTCTATCACTACCACCTTGTAGACCTCTCAATGTTCTAGCATTATCTACTGTTTTTTGATTCTTGTAAATTTCTTTTGGTGCATAGAATGCAACATCAGGAATCACACCAAAATACTGTGCATAGTTTGCAGGTTGTTTTGCAATAGATTCAATTGTAACATTGCCTGCGGCTTCATTATTCTGTACGTTCTTTTTAACAGTACTGTTTTGTTGCGAATCAGTATTCATTTGTGGTAAGAATGGTTTAGATTCCATGGCACTATCAACTGGACCTCTGTATCCAAATTTGATGCCTTCTAATGTCGGCATTTCAACTTGAACTTGTTGTTGTCTTGTTGGCACAACTAAGCTATATGCTGAAGATGGTGTTACCATTGCAACATTCAAGTCTTGTCTTATTGTGTTTTGGTTGTTGTATTGTTGCTGTGTTGTATTGGACGATGATGTAGTTTCGATTTGATTTCCCATGTTGCCACTATTAATTGACTGTTGAAGTCTAGCAGAGTTTGCGGCCGCACCAGATTGTAAATTTCCTGGCATTAAAATTGCAGAACCTTGTGCTTGCATACCAAATGATTGTGTGGTAGATGCTGTCGCACCACCAGACTGAGACCCACCACTATTTGCGATGCTTTGAGATTGAACATCGCCAGCAAGTTTTTCTGCTTGTTGTTTAGCAGTCTCACCAGCAGAGAATGCCTGTGCATCGGCAGCCTGCACTACAGACTTCTCTAACGCACTAGTCTTATCTTGATTAGAACTAATCATACTAAGAACTGACGACAAAGAAACTGTACTCTTTGACGAACCAGATGAGTCACTTACTTCACCAACTTTTGTTTGTGTAGCCGCAGGTTGTGTAGTCAATGCTTGTTGAGTTGGTCCTGTCATAGCAGGACCCGAAGGTACTGGTCCACTTTGTTGAGGTGAAGAGGGCTGTGTTGTATCTGGTGATGGAGGTAATAAACTTCCGTATGTTCCAGTCGGTGAAATTAATACACTATCAACGAGCGTTGTAGTTCCGGCAGAGGTTGTTTCTGTTGTAGTACCTGTTGTTGTTGGTTGCGGTGCTAACTTAGCCAATGCATCTAGATAACCAGGACACGATGGACTACTCAAAACATTAGTTGCACATGGATCCACAGAATACTTTAAACTGAAATTAACATTGTATAGTTCTGGACCATATGGACCCGCCCAACCATTGTTGTCGCTACCTATGAAACCATACTGTACTTGGCCAATAGAAGGTACTGCAAGTGGTGTCGTAAATGTTTCGCTGTAGTTAAAAGTTGTCCAATTAAATTTATAGTTTAAAGAATATACGTTTCCATAAAGCAAATTATCCGCACCTCTGCCGCCAGTGTTATCCCAAAAACGAACCAATGCCATTAAGTTGTCTGTACGCCCATCGTCCCAACCATTACCATTCTTTGCAGTAAAACCAAAATTATATCCATTAACTTGCAAACCTGTTATTGAAGGCAACAATGTAGAAATGTGTTGTTGCTGATACAGATACGTAGAGCCGTAAGAAAAGTTAATGTTGCCGCCAGGTCGAACAATTGCATTTGGTCCACAGTAACCAGGATCGCCCCATGCCCAACAAGTTAACTGGTCTTGATAAACACCACCAACCCAAGGCGTAGGTC